GACGAGATGGGTTGGGAACAAGTTGGTGGTTGCTGAAATGTTTTCTGCTGCACCGTAAATGCCTGTGATCAAAGTTGATACGTCGCCTGCGGTAACAGTCCAGGTGTAACCCGATGCCTGCTTTGAAGTGTTCAAGAAATCTGCAGCGATGTTGTCAGTTTGCTTGAGGTACTGTCCAGCAAGGTCGTTCAAGATAATGGTCATTGCTTCGGGGCTCGAAAAGTCCATCGTTTGTTGTGCGATTTGGATTGATCCAGCAACGGTTTGGCGACTGACCGTATTCGCTGCAAGAACCATCGTCTGCGAAGCGACTGCAGTTCCTTGTGTGCTTTGTACACCTGCTGCAGTTGGGGTGGTGATGGTTGGACGAATGAAACTAATTCCTTGTCCGTTCGGCATCGCCCTAGTGCCAAATGCACTGACTACAGGTCTGACGAAGTTGTAATTTTGAAAAAGTTGACCCACCACTGGCAAAGGCAAGAGGCCTGGCACATCGCTCGTAAGGTCTTGCGATACTGCTTCGATCGCTGACTGATTGCGTCGCGCTACATCGTAGAACGCTGCGTTTACTTTTGCGAACGTGTCGCCGCCAATGTGATATGCAGCAAGATATTCTCCTGCTGTTGGCATTTTAAATTCGCGTTTTGGTTCAGCAAAAACTACTGGTGAAGTAGGAATGATTGCTGATGCTTCGATTGGTGCTGCTTCGTTCATGGGTTCTTTCTCCTGTGTTGAAACTTCTGTTGGAATGTTATCTAACTCTGTGTCGTCTTGGTGGATACTCTCTGGCTCGGTCGCAGCGACATCAGTTATGACTGCACCTGCGAAGGCTGGACGGCCTGTGACCAAACTGAGTTCGACCCAGTCTGCAGCCTCGACGAGCATTGTGCCGTCTTTTTGCATTTTGAATTTTGTGGGATTCACACCAACCGACACCGAATCAATGACGGTATCTAGGCTGAGTTGCAAGGCTTCCTCCGCACGGGCTGTCTTGGATAGGCGTGCCGAAAACATCATTCCCTGAGGGGTGTCGACGCGCTCGGTGACGATTCCAATGGCCTGTTCAGAGTCATGGTTTAAATAGAGTTTTGGTGCTTTGCCGTCTACTGGCAAACTGCCCTCGGAAAATATGACTTTTGTTCCGTCGCTTACTGTTGCGGCTACGCCGTAGGGCACTGCCACTCCAGAGACGGTTCGCGATTGTACGCCCTCGACTGCTGAGGCATCTAGGGTCAAATCTGTGCTAATGAATTTCAACATTTAATTTCCTTGTGGTGCTGTAGGTATTTGTACTGGTAACTCTGTTGGACTTGGTACTGGTAAATCTATTCCAGCCATGTTGATAATTGCGCGACCCTCGTCGGCGGTTATAACTTTGTCGACACCAAGATAAACCTTCTGAACTATTTCGGCTAGTTCTTTTGCTGAAGGTTCGTGTTCCTCTTCCTTGCTGCTTTCCGTCATTTCGGAATCAGAAAGATATTCCTCAATATCAAATCGCACACAATAATCAGGTGGCACAACTTGCATCATGGATAATGTCTGTTCGATCACGAGCATATAAGCCCTTGCGCCGAACACGACCAAATCTTTTCTTGCGCCTGCGTTTGACTGATATGAATATGAGCCGACAGAGTTGCCGTTAAGAAAAAATGGGATATTGCACATTCGAGCGGCCTCTTTTGATTCAAACTCTGCAGCCTCACTCAATAACATTTTTGAAGCGTCAACGTCTGTAGGTTGCCATTCAACAAACTGATTTATGGCCGCGATCTGATTGCTCCTGCGCGCGAGTTCGAAGGACTGCGCAAGATCAGAAAGTTCTTGACCAGATAGGGGCTCGCCCGAGGTTTGTTTTAAAACGCCCGCAGGCAGTGCCGACGAGGAGTTGCGCAGGCGTGCGGCTTGAAGCGATAACGATGTTTCAATTACTTGCGGTGACTGATAAATAATTCCTTGATTACCACCAACAAACTGAATGACGTCCTCTGTTGGTATTTGTGCACCTTGAAAAAAGATTTGATTTGAAAGACCCCATGCAAAAACTGGTGGAGAAATATCAAGCGTGTTTACCATTGCGGCAGGTAGACGTGTAAACGAATTTGGCAGGCCTTGAGCATCACGACTAGACACCCAAAGGAATGCTCGCCCAAAAAAGAAAAGGTCATCCAGCAACCAACTCATGAAAGCGGAGTACGAAAGTTGCGGGTCTGGTTGATTCATCCAGGCGCGAGGCTTTACTTCCTTTTCCTCCATTTCGCCTTCGACTTCATTCCAAGTTTTTTTATAAAGTTTGAGAGGCGTTGACGCAACAACTGAAGCAAGCAAGTCGCGACTGCGATTTATCGTTGCAACGTGCATTGCCTTATTACGCATTTCACCCTGAACATACGAATAGTATTGACCGATCGACTGTGCGCCTGAGCCGTTGCCAGAGTATGTGCCACCTGCTGCAGCCGTAACGTGCGGAGTTTCTTGTGGCGAAATTGCCGCTTTAGTTACACCACGTTTAAAGATTGCCATATTTGAGTTTCTCACATTCGTCGGATATTGGGTGGCATCGGCTCGCTGGTTTGTCCGATCCCGACGAAAGGCAAGGGCGAGCCAACGCCGATAAAACTTTAGCGATTACTGAACGCGATGATGGGTTTACCTGCAAACTGTGGGCGGCTTGCCATTGATGCACCCCAGACCATGCAACGCGCAAGTGAGATTTCTCCTGGGCTTCGTTGGCTGCTGAGTGCTATTCCTGTTTCGGCTTTGACTGCGATAGCGCGCTGGACGTGTTCGCTTAACTGTTTTGAGCCGTCGTGGACAAGCATTCTTTCCATGATCATGTTTCGCACGCCTGCTGTGTAGCGGGCTATTTCGGCGTAGCCAACAATTTCGGTTCGGCGTTCATGTTGGATAGGCCAGTGAATTTCGATGCTTGGACTGATAAGGAACTTGACGTTTGTTGTTGCAAACTTTGCTACCTCATCCAGCATCTCTTTGTAGGTGTCGCAAACAAAGGCAACGGTCACGGCAACCCGTCGATCAGGTAGTTGGACAGAGCGCACCCCGAAATAGCGGGAGTCATCTAGTGAGACTTCTATTGCTAGGTAGCCGCCGTCGGGCATTGGTTCTGTGTGTTCTAGTGAAGGCCAGACGCCTGGAGGAATCCAACCCTGGTCACTGGCAACCCACAAGTTGCATGATGCACGAAGGAACTGGGCGCGGTTTGGGTTTAATGATTCGCTGCGCAGGGTGTCCATCGTCAATGTGTAACCCAATGCAGGGTTTCCCCATGCCCATGTTGACTCCAGGTTTATGTCTAACGATGGGTCTGGAGACCATTCCGCAAAGTAAAAACTGCTGGTTTTGTTCTGGTCAATGGCACGCAAAGCCTGCTCACGCCAACGTTTAAACACCGTGCTCGACTCTGTTCCTGCTGTACTCCACATCGATAAAAGCGGAGAACGCCTTGCGCGCTGCGAAGGAATCAAACCACCATCGATCGCATCAGAGGAAATATCCCAAATCTCGTCAGCAATAATCAGATCATTGGACGTACCGTGACCAACGTTTGGCTTCGCTGCACGCACTATCCAACGTGAACCGTCAGGCATTGTCACACTGTTTCGCCCGTAAGCCTTCATCAGTTTCGCGCCAAAACGCAATTCGAGCACAGGACTAACCAGATCAAACAGGGTTACGCCGAGGTCTAAACGGTTCGCACAAGTTAAAACGTTTTGTTTCACCCCCCGTATTTTTGGCATTTCGGTCAACCAAAAGCCAAGCAAAGCAGCAAGGGCAGTACTTTTCCCCGCTTGTCTGGCAGTCGAAACGCACGAAACACGGTTCAACAAATCACCATTCTCATCATGAACTAACTGGCCTACAAGGCAGTGCACCTGCCAGGGCATCAACTCCACGTCCAAATGTTCACGCGCCCAATCAGCAACCAGCGACCCATACGACCCCGCCGCATTATGAGCAGGCGTTTCAAGCCTCGGCGTGTCATGACGAGACCAAACCAGTTCAGAACCAGGTTCAGGGGATAGAGGAAATCG